TTATTGTATACTTCGTCTAAAAAGAGAAACTAATATGCCTTTCCAAACTAACGGTAAACGAGATTACAAAAAAGAACTAAACTGGGAGAAGACTTCTAAACCTGGTAGAGTTAAGGATAGAGCTAAAAGAAATAGTGCTAGAAGAATGTCTGGTCTTTCTGTAGGAGATTCTAGACAAGTTGATCATAAAAAACCACTTTCTAGTGGTGGAACAAACAAGAAGAGTAACCTTAGGGTTGTCTCTGCTAAAACTAATTTAACTAAAGAGGCTCTTCGTAAGAAGAAAAAGTCTAATGGCAGGTCGTAGATCAATTGAAGAAACAAATAAAATAAGAGAAGCAAACGGATTACCACTAATCCAAAAGAAAGAACCTAAAAGTAAAGCAATACTTCCAGAAAGTAAAAAAGCTAGGGCTCAAGAAGTCTTAGCTACAATGCTTGGTCGAAAAGGAAAGAATGTAGTTCAAAAGGTTTTAGATAAAGCTCTCAATGATGAAGATGAAGATCAAATGGCTTGTCTTAAAATAGTTATGGATCGTATCCTTCCAGCTGACTATTTGAATAAAGTCAAAGGAAAGTCAAATCAGATTTCAATTCAAATTATGGGTGTAGGTGAAACTACTATCCAATCTTCTTCAGAAGAAGAAAATCTAGAAACAATAGATGTAGATTATGAGGAAGTAGAAACTAACAATGGACAAGAATGATTCTAATTTTACTCCTTTTGCTATTATTAGGGATTGGTATTCTATGCCTGGCTATTTTGATATGAAACAAAAAGCAGAAATACCAGGTAATAAACTATATGGTAGTAAAGGGACTGTTCTTGGTGCTAGTGATGCATATCGTCACATTGTAGGTCAAGCTTTGTATGCTAGAAAGTTTGGAGAAACTATTGCATCTGCTATGGGTAAACTCCATGAGTATCAGTTTTCTGAACAAGATAAAGAACTATATAAACAAGAATCTGATATGGATCGTCACAATAATGCAATTGGTTTAAGAATAGCAAGAGAAGCTAAGACAGAAGAAGATGTTTATAGACTAGCTCAAGAAGCAATTAAAAATAAAGAAGCTATTTACTTAGATAATGAAGAAGCAAATAGACAAAGATTAGAAACAGATAGAAAAAAAGAAAGTATGCTTTACTAGTTGGCTAATTTACAAGTTAAATTACATGATAAGCAACTTGAGGTCTTTAATGATAAGACTAGATTTAGAGTTGTAGCAGCGGGTAGACGGTTTGGTAAATCACGTTTAGCTGCATGGATGCTTCTTATTGAAGCTCTTAAAAGTAAAAGTAAAGACGTATTTTATGTAGCTCCTACTTATCAACAAGCTAGAGATATTCTTTGGAGTTTACTTAAAGAGTTAGGTCATGAAGTAATAGCACAAGCACATGAAAATACTTCTATTCTTACATTAGTAAATGGAAGAAAAATATATCTTAAAGGTGCAGATAGACCAGATACACTTCGTGGTGTTGGTTTAGCCTTTGTTGTCATTGATGAGTATGCTGACATTAAAGCAAATGTATGGGAACAAATCTTACGTCCTGCTCTAGCTGATGTTCAAGGTGGAGCTATGTTCATAGGAACTCCCAAAGGTAGAAATCATTTTTATGAGTTATATAAATATGCAGAAACAGGAAAAGATAATGAGTGGAAAAGTTTTCACTTTTCTTCTTATGATAATCCTTTAATTCCTGCAAAAGAAATTGAAGCTGCTAAACAATCAATGTCCAGCTTTGCTTTTCGTCAAGAGTTTATGGCTTCTTTTGAAGCGGCAAGCAGAGATATATTCAAAGAAGAATGGATAAAGATTGATGAAGAAGAACCTAGTGATGGTCGTTATTTTATTGCAGTTGACTTGGCTGGCTTTATTAATGTCGATAGAGAGTCAGGTAACAAGAATAAAAAGCTGGATGAAACAGCTATTGCAATTGTAAAAGTTCATGATGGTGGTTGGTGGGTAGCAGACATTAAACATGGTCGTTGGGATATTAAAGAAACCTGTGAACAGATTATTAAAGCTGTTGTAGAATATGAACCTATTTCAGTAGGTATTGAAAAAGGATCTTTAAAAAATGCAGCTCTTCCATACTTAATGGATTTAATGCGTAAGTATAATCATTACTTCCGTATTGATGATGTTACACATGGAAATCAAAAGAAAACAGATCGTATTGTTTGGGCTTTGCAAGGTAGATTTGAACATGGTAAAGTAACACTTAACATGGGAGATTGGAATAATGAGTTTATTGATCAGCTCGTTAATTTTCCTAATCATTTGCTTCATGATGACTTGGTGGATGCTTTAGCATATATAGATCAAACACAAGTAGTAGAATACTTTCAAGATTATGAAGATGAAGAGTTTGAAGTTTTAGATAGAGTTGCTGGATATTAACAAAGGATAAATATGTCACAAAATAAATTAGTAGACTGGATTAATGATAATATTGAAGAGTGGAGAAACCACAGAGATACTAATTATCTTCAAGTTTGGAAAGAATATGAAAGACTTTGGAGAGGTGAATGGGCTGCTGAAGATCGTTTAAGAGATACAGAACGAAGCCGTATTACATCACCAGCTTTACAACAAGCTATTGAAAATCATACAGCTGAAATTGAAGAAGCTATCTTTGGTCAAGGAGATCATCTATTTGATATTGAAGATGATATGATGGATCAAGATCGAAGAGATATTGAATATCTTAAAGGATATATGAAAGAGTGCTTTAAGAAAAATAAACTTCGTAAAGCAGTTGGTGATGTTTGTTTATTAGCTTCAATCTATGGTACTGGTATTGGTGAAATTACAATTAAAAAAACAAAAGAACTTGTTCCAGCAACAAGAGCTATGCCTGATGTTAATGCAAGAGCTATTGGTGTAGAAACAAAAGAAAAAGTTAATGTAGTTTTAAAACCAATCTCTCCACAAAACTTTTTAATTGATCCAACAGCTACTTCTATTGAAGATGCTTTAGGTGTTGCTATTGAAGAATTTGTATCAGCACATAAAGTAGCTGAAGCTGTTAAAGCAGGTGTTTATAAAGATACAGAAATTGAAGATGATGCTACTCCTGATTCTGATTTAGAAGCTTCTTGGATAGATGAAGAATACAATGATGATAAAGTTAAAGTTCTTCGTTATTATGGTTTAGTTCCTTCTAAACTTATAGATAATCAAGGTGAAGATGATGTAGAAGAATTATTTAAAGAGAATAAAAAATCTGATCAATCTGAACTTATGGAAGAGTATGGTGACTTAGTAGAAGCTATTGTTGTTATTGGTAATGGTCAGTTCTTATTAAAAGCTGAACGCAGTCCTTACATGATGAAGGATCGTCCAGTAGTTGCTTATCAAGATGATACAGTACCTAATAGATTCTGGGGACGTGGTGTTGCAGAGAAGGGTTACAATATGCAAAAAGCTATTGATGCTCAACTTCGTAGCCATCTTGACTCACTAGCACTTACAACTGTACCTATGATGGGTATGGATGCAACTCGTTTACCACGAGGTTCTAAGTTTGAAATTAAACCAGGTAAATCAATTCTTACAAATGGTAATCCAGGTGAAATTTTAATGCCATTTAAGTTTGGTCAAACAGATGGTGGTAATATCCAAACTGCACAAGCATTTGAAACAATGCTATTACAAGCTACAGGTACATTAGATACACAATCTACTGCAGTTCAACCTACTGGTGGTGAATTATCTGTAACTCTTTCTAGTATTTTAAAGAAAAATAAACGTACATTAGTAAACTTCCAAGATCAATTCCTCATTCCCTTTATTGAGAAAGCAGCTTGGAGATTTATGCAATTTGATCCTGAGCATTTCCCAGTTAAAGATTGGAAATTTATTCCTTCTTCAACATTAGGTATGTTAGCTCGTGAAGTAGAACAAATGCAATTTATTAATTTAATGAAAACTTTAGGACCAGATAGTCCTCTTGTTCCTATCTTAATGAAAGGTATTATTGGTACTTCTAGTTTAGCAAATAGAGAAGAACTATTAGCAACTCTAGAACAGTCTATGAAACCTAGTCCAGAACAACAACAAGCTCAACAAATGCAAATGCAATTACAAGCAGGTCTTGTTCAATCTCAAATTAATGAGTTTAACTCTAGAGCTCAAAAGCAAACAGCTGAAGCTCAACAAACTGCTGTTGAAACTCAGTTTATTCCTGAAGAAACTAAAGCTAAACTTGCTATGGCATTATCTAATAATCTTGATGCTGGATCTGCTGATGATAAAGAGTTTGAACGTAGAGCTAAGGTAGCTGAACTTCTTATTAAAGAAAAGAATGTAGATCTTAAAGCTAAAGATATGGAACAAAATAAACAAATAGTTATGATGCAAATGCAAAAGAACTTGACAAAATAGATATTCTATGCTATAATTAATTATAGTGACTGCTATTATAACATACTTTTAACAAGGATGCAATAG